CTAATGGCACAAAGCCACCTTCTTGTCTATAATCTTTTTCCATGCCACCTAGATCCATGATACCACCTTCAGCTCTTCCAACTCGGACTCCTCCACTTGGATAATCAAATTGGTTATAGCCTGGAGGTGTTGCATATCCAGGAACATGAGAACCCATTAGTCCACCGTGAGCCGCCATTTGAGGAGCTGCCATTTGAGGATTAAATTGAATATCTTCTTCTTGCATAGCCATTGCTTCTGGTTGTTGTTTCATTGCCGCTTGATAGACAACCATTAATTGTTCTTCATCTAATTCTTCTAATCGTAATTGGAAAATTTCCATTGCTAAAGCTTCCATTTGTTCTCTTGTAGGTTCGCCTTGAACCTCTTCAACATTTTCTTCCATCATCCCTGTGGGTGTCTCTTCAACCATGGATGCATCTTCTACTAATTCTCCACCTTGATATTTAATTCTTCCGCCATGAGCTGCCATTTGTGGTGCTTGTTGTTGTCCCTGAGCCATGGGTCCTTGGCCTTGAGCCTGTTGTAAGACTGCCATTTTAAATTGTTGATAAGACATCGTCCCGCCTTGGTTACGATACTTTTGATATTCCATTTTTAACATTTGTTCAGCTTGAGCATTTCCAGCTCCACCGCCATTTGCCATTCCAACGATTCCACCTTCCTTTGATCCATAGTATCCGGACATAACAGATTCTGCTGGTGGTAAAAAAGCTAAACTTGGATCTTGTGCCTTTGCCATTTTTCTAATGTTAGCAATACTTGAAGGAGTTACAGACCAGTCATCGATGACTTCTTCATCTTCATCACCCCCTAAAAAAGGTGCGATAGTACCGGCTGTACCTAAACCTAGTAAAGCTGCTTGTCCTTTATTATTTTTTACCCAATTCCATAGTCCACCGGATCTAGGCATAGTTTTTCCAGCAGGACCTTGACCTGTAGCTTTTCCCATTAATAAATTCTTTCCGAAACCCAGACCCTTGCTCCACCAGTTTTTACCGATGCCGCTGGAACCAATGCCACCAAGTTTACCAAGGCCCCATAAACCACCGCCTAATAAAGCCGCTTTTCCTATGGGACTTTTGAATATTTTCTTGCCTATTTTTTTAATTTTCTTGAAGATACCATACTGTTTAACGCCTGGTTCAACCAGACCTCCTGGTTTACCTACGATTTTCTCGTCAGGTGCCAAGGATCCTATGCCATATTGTCTGTGTGGTTGTGTCATAATTTTGCCTAAATTTTGAATCTACTTTGTTTTACCGAACAAATCAAGCTTTGGCATCAGGACATGGACATCTCTTCTGATGTCTTCTTCCGCTATTCCCTTGGCTTTCCACTCTTCTTCGGTCTTATAGATCTCTTTTGTTTTCTTATTACTTAGAGTCGTAGTGACTTTAGCTGCTTTAAGTTCCATTATACTGTAACCTCCTTTTTGATATTTAAATATGTAATTCCAATGGTGACAGAATCACCTGAACTCATTGTAACCTTTAATAATTTATCTCCCTCCACGACTAAAGGTAATGTTAATATTTCTATACTTGCATTAGCAACTAGAGCTTGAGTATTAACAATGTTAAAAGTATTGTTTTTAATTGTGATAGTAGGTGTATTACCTGTGTTATTAGTGACACGCAAAGACTTAATGATATAGGTTTCGCTAATTAAAGGAAGAGTATTAGCAGGATCAAACATTGTTGTTTCATCCGTGGTTGCTAAATCTACCCCATAAAATTTATACTGATTAATAACAGCCATTATTCTAAAAAGAAACTTCTTGCTTCTATCTCCTGTTTCACTTCTTCTTGAAAAGTTGTGTTTAGTTTATTGATGACGGCGTCAAGATCTCGAACTAAAGATTGCTGAGTTTTTTGATCATAATCTTTACCTGCTCTTGTTAAAGCCTGAGTAATTTTTGCCATTAAACAATACTCGCTATACCTTCTTGATTGAAAGAGTTTTCTCCTCCTTCTGCGAACAAATCTTGGAATTCTTGGGCAGCAATATCATAAGCGTCGTCATAAGACATACCTTTTTCCATTAATTCCTCTATTCTTAAATCGAAAGGCATCTTGCCTTCTGCCATTTCAACATTTTCATTAACATCAAAACCTGGTCCTTGAATATTAACATCTTCATCTACGAGTTCTCCACCTTGGTAACCAATTCTTCCGCCTTCTGCTAGTCTCCAGCCTCCCATGCCGGCTGCTCTATTGGCGTCTGAAACCTGTTGAGCTTGTGCTTGACTAATTCCTAGGCCACCTTGATCTCTACTTCTAGACATATGTTCTCCGCCTCTTCCTTCTCTTCTTTGAGTCATTTGATTAGCGGCAGCTCCAGCCTGTCTTTCGGCCGCTACTCTTGCGGCTGCATCAGCTTGCGCTTTCTCTTTGTTTCCTCTTCTTCTATCTTTAATTTTATTCCACATGGCTATTTTAGCATCACGTCTTTTGTTAAATCCTACATCCTTAGATTCTCGTGAGCCATATTTATTAATCCAGTCTTCAATACCTTCTTCATAATCGTCAGCAAAGCTTACAATGTTTTTACCAAATTGATCTACTCTTGGATCTCCTTCTCCTGTTCCTCCAAACTGTTGCATATTAGAAACTTCATCAGGGTGATAGTATCCCCCTAGGCCGCTTTGATTATAAGTTTGGTCTCCTACATTAAATTCTCTAGAAGGAAACTTCTGACTATAGTAATCTCCTCCTTTCATTCTGAATCCTGTTTCCGCTATAGCTCTAGGAATTCCGAATCCCGGCCAGTTTGCACCAGGTTTAGGAATTTCAGGAATGTAGTGATCATATGGAGTATACTTTTCATTAATAATTTCTTTTTTGGGAGGAATATCTGAAGGGGCCAGAGGTACGTCACCTAGCGGTGCTCCCCAGCCTGATAAGCTTTTGTTATACTTTAGATTTTGATTTTGATTTAGATTTTGATTTTGATTTAGATCTTGATTTTGATTTAGATCTTGATTATTCCAATTCTTAAAATAGTCTGTGTTGTATAAATCCATTATCTTCTCCCGTCTGGTTGTATGTCCAGCCTAAATGTTCCCAGTTTCCAGTCTTGAGAAACTGCGGTGTTTTCTATTTTAAGTGCAACAGCTCTTGCTCTCGCACGCGTGTCAACTTTATCAGTAGAACTGGTGATTGTAAAGGGTCCAAGTGAAGAAGTTGCAGCGGCGTTGTTGGGGTAATCTCTCAATAATAAAGTGATCTGCGTGTTCCCTGTCTGAGTAATAAAGTCAGGCAGAAATCTTCTAATCTTCATAATATATTCTCCATCTCCTCTAAGATCTGGCGATCCTATCATTTGTCCTTGGGCACTTCTTTTCTGTGTAATATCAAAATCTCCTGAAGTAATGGTAGCGAGAATAGCAGTGACAGCTCCTCCTGCATTTACTTGATCGGTTCCTGTTTCATGCTCATAGTATATAGTAATTCCGTCCGTATTGCCCACAACATCAAATGAAACATCATCGGCATTGTCGTAATAACATGCATGAGGCTTATTAAATATTTCTGAATCTTCCCAGGCTGTTCTTGACAAAGAACCGGTATACCATATCGGTTTTTTAAGCATCACGGATTCTAAATAATTATAAGTGACTACCCTGTCCACCACATTAGAACCTGAGCTGCAATAGTACCAGCTTACTTCTCCAAATAGATTATTGAGTCCTGCATTAATAAGGTTTCTAGAAGTACTATTAAGATCATCAAAAACATAATCTTCAACGAGGCATGGCATCGATTGAAGTTGACCAGAGTATTGAAAGAAGCCATTTTCTGACATCCAGAAAGCGGTACCATCCACCTCCATGCAAGCATTTTTACCAATGAGTCCGCAGTTTGTTCCAACTTGTTCGAAAGAAAAGGTAAAGGGTTGGCCCACAAAACGCATCAAGAAGATGGCCGCATCTGTCCAGATATAAATAGCGTCCCGACCTCGAATCGCGCCCATGATTTTAGAGCCGTTCGCTAACCGTTGAGTTCCTGCCGTATTGGTTGCGGAAGGAGTATAATCGCTGGTACTTTCTTGATCAGACCATCTTATAAACATATCGTCTTGTGTTGAGGCAGTTCCAATTGTGGTTTCGGTTCCTAAAAAAATT